CTACATAAGGACCTTCAACGCGTAATCTACGTCATTCATTCCAAACACTATTGTTCGGACCAACTCTGTCATTTTCCTCGTCAGCAGCCCAATTGGAGGTATACCAACAAACCGAGCACGCTCGACATGTGGTATTTTTAAAACTCCTCTGAGCTCCCGGAACTTCGCTCGGCCATATTTTTGTTTCGTTACATGCAATAGGTCCGTCACTTGCAACCACGTCTTACGTGTAATTGCAAGCTGTCTCCTAGTTGCACTAACGATCTTTGATGTAGCCTGGTCGAGCGACAACATGCCTGCATACTCGCTAGCCAGTACCCGTGCATAATCGGTGATCCCGGGTAGAAGGTTATTCACCGTCGCAAGCTTCCGCCGCCCATCATCTTCCAACCGCAGTTCTTCATACAAAACATGTTCCTCTATCTCACATTCAACACACGCGAATGGTTTATCGCTCACGCCGCCAACCACAAGATGCGACTCCAAGACTAGTTCTGCTGTATCTAAGGTCTGTGAAAATATTTCACACATGTGTTGTACCTGAACTAGCTCTAACTCAAAGAGTATTTCACACCCTTGCCTGGCCCTAAGTTTTATTTCAGATACCCGCGTACGAATCGCTTTCAAGGATTCTACAAACTTCACGGGCTCCTGAGACTCAACACGGGAGTGAACTAAAGTCGCGCAGGCCCGTGTCAGATACTGTGCTCCTAGCCCCTCCGCCTTGTCTACTTTGTGCTCAACTCTCAAAAATTCTCCCACTGAAAAAACATTGCACTTGCTAGGCTGGGCACGGGCGTTAATATCCTGCATCCTGTGATGTATGTCGACTGCGGCTTTTATAGAATTAATAGCCACCAGCACATCATCCCCGTTGTGTACTGAATCTCTGACGCCCGGTATATCAAAAGCACCAGCAATCTTGAAGTATATAAAATTTAGCGCTGTGTTCATGAACGTCGTTAGACGCCATCCAGACAACAGCGTACCAGCTGTCTTGTAATACTCAGGAGGCTGTACCATGTTGTTATTTACGTATACGTTATCAATTGACTTGATAACCCACTCCATCGCCGCTGCCTGATCCGCAGACATATCTTGCAAAAAAGTATCATGGTACGCCATCAGCACAGCCTTCATTGAGAGCGTACTGTGCTGTGCATTAAAATCGTCAAAATCGTAACAAAACGACTCGTTGTCATCCAACATAAGCTTGAGTCGCTTATGTACTCGAGACGCCTCAGCGTCTGCGCCGACAGGAAACCTATGCCTGAACACTTCCTCACACCTGTACATTGCAAAGTTAGTGATGACCGAACTTGTCAAGTCAACACCATATATGGCTCTTTGCTTAGCCCATTCATACTTCACACTCGCCCAAGCTTGTATTTCTGGTCTCCTATCAAACATCTTCTCAAGATATTCCTTCGGCATCATGTTGACAGATACGAATTTCGTCTTATGCCGATATTCTCGAGGTATAAAGTATTCATCATCCTTATACTGTGAATGTACGCTACCACTGGGCACCCACTCCCATCGGCTTCGCAGATACTTATCCCTGCTCAGCTTGTGATATTTATACCCCAGTGCAGACCCTTCTGCAAATAGAATTTTTGCTTGGTCATACACAGCCTGGGGGGACACCTTTATAGTATCTGGCATCACCCGATGTTGTCGCTCGTCTTGCCAGTTGACATGACCGATTCCTCTATTGATAAGACACTGAAGCTCAAACATCTGTGTCATGTCTAATATAGCCGGATTATGCATGCTTTTTAACGGCGTCGCTACCTCTTTGAGTACCGCAGCCAGCTCACTAATGTTCTTTGCTTTCCAGATTCGGCGAGACGTCGCTATCAACACTGCTACTTGATAACGCGCCGTAGCCATGAACGTCAAAAATGTCGCGACAGTAGCTTCGTTCATGTTATCGATCTTCCTTAAATTGTCCAATACTATTGACATTGGCCTCATCTGCTCTCCTTTTCTAGCGGCGGCCCTCCATACTTCCTCAGGCCGCAGGTGCGTATGATGCTCAGCCGTGATTTCTGTCCTTGGGAACTCCCCCACGTGAGGTCCGCTCTTCACTCGAGCGTGTTTCAGGCGTCCCGGATCAACATCAAAATGCATCCGTAAATACATAGTCGAATCCGGGTCATTAAAGTGATATCCGTCGACTACCGAATACATAGCTGAAACAGCTCTCTTTATATGTGCTGGCATAAGTGTCGCTTCAGTACCTACGCTGATGTATAATACCTGTAAATCCATTATCGGAACCAGATAGCCAAAGATACATTCGTTCCCAACTAAATATCTACCCTGGCCTCTACCTCGATGTAACCCATCTGAAAAAACATGTGCCAATATGTATTTAGCATCGTGCCTGTCCGTCGCAGTGACCACACATCCCCGAATCTTGACCCAAACAGGTATGTTCTTGTGCGTCAGCCTATATAAATCAGATACATGATTGCATCTTGTATCACAATTCTCATCTATCCAATAAGGCTTTACGACCTCGGGATCAAGCACATACCTCCCCTCTCGTGCAGCCTCGACTGAGGGATTAGCTACATCTACTTCCTCGACCATGTTAGCGAGAAGCGCCGCGCCGCTTTCTGAAACACCGTTCTCTGACGCGGCTGCGAGGTGACATTTTGTTGCGTGGAAGCTTGTTGCGGAAGAGCCTGAGCGCTCTGCTCCGGCCGACCCTGACTTGTAATCGGGGTTGAGACAGTCCCTATACCCCCAGACTGGCCCCCAGCAAACAGATTCTTCACGGACGTTGTGAACCCTGACCCCGTCCGGGATATCCGCCGCGCCCCCCTTTGAAGAGGCGAACTCCCGCGCGCGCTTCTGCCTCCTACGCCCATTGCGGGTTGTGTCGAGCCAGCCGTCCCCGTGCCTGGCGGATCTTGTCGCATACTCACCGATCTTTCCAAATCCCGGACTCTCGAAGGTACCCACCCCATTCCGGATAGCGCGAGTTGCTGCATCTCCGCTGAAGCTACCTCGACCCGAGATCCTATTGGCTGCTCTCTCGTCATTGGCTCTCTGTCTGAGGCACGTAACGCAACATCCGAGAGGCTCGCTGTTGATGATCGGGGCGACGTGACCAGGCTTACCTCGTCGAGAATCAGAGAATGCGTGCTCACTTGAAGCGTTGAGTAAGGTGATGGCGTCACCTTCAACCAATCCGCTGCATTGATGCCAGGCAGAACGGCGGGGTCGATCGCACCTTCCGCAGCCGACGAGATCTCTGCCTCCGACATCTCGCCAGCCTCCACAGAAGGTGCACACCGAAAATCCTGCGCTCCGCGGATTGTATAACCAGTAGCTTCTACCATCAATCGCGAATTGCTAAATCTGACCACATAATCATAATGTTCGCCATGCCCCATTTCATACACCAGATTTTCTTTATCATTTACCGCATGCCTGGACACTCCCCTCGCAGCGGGTACAAACTTATAGGTGATGTCATGTTTCTCGAAAGCTATGCTAGTCATGACAGGCAGTAGTATCCGAGTTTTTTGTCTCGGACGCTGATGTCGCAGAGATACTGACACCCTCTCCTCATCGGGCCCGAATAATATGGGCCAGACAAAGTTGACATCATTAGGTGAGAAGTAGTGTCCTCCTAACGCTACTTCTGCATCATGAGACATGTCAAAATCATATCCACAGATGCGAGCCAGAAAGGCCATATGCCACGCAGCCGTTGGTGTCAAGGCTACATGTGATGGCCTAAATAAACCGGATCGTGCGTTGATCCGCCCGGTCAGCTCAAATGGCGTTGAAAAACCGTAAGGAGCTAACGGCATTATGAGTGTGGGTATCCCCGCCATACCGACCCAAGGAGCTAAAATTTTTAGCCTTTCAACCTTAGCCGGGTTTTCTACCCATATCGCAAGCTTCCCCTTGGTCGCTAGCGCTTCAGCCGGTGTTAATTGGTCATCCCCTTCCTCTCCCGCTTCTTCAGCCCTTGCTAGCTTCATATTCGCAGAAGCTAAATCATATGAAAATTTCTTATATTCTTTGTGCTGTATGATCCGATCGATTTGCTCGATCGTAACCTCTATGCGGTCTTTTTTCTGAGCAGCCATCTCATGAGGTTCACAAATATATCCTTCTGGTAAATTTTCCGGATCCCAAGTCAATTTTGTGATGACATATCTGTCGTTCGTGTAAACATCAGGATTGACGTCAACATGAACATAGATACCCGGGCTCCCAGAATTTGGTATCTGTTGGTTACGCATTGTTTCAGCCACGGCGTTCGTCAATAAAAACTCGGGATGGTTGAAATATTCTGAAGTGGCGTGAATATCAGAGTTCTCCTCTAACAGGCCAGATCTAACTGCTCTTAGGGATATCCCCGTCTGAACGGCCTGCATCCAAGTCAAAGCCATCAGATTGAGGTTTCTAATCTTCCTCCCTATATAGTGCCACTCACCCATGGCCCTATGCGTTATTTGAGCGGGCACTCCTTGTATCAGAGCTGCAAACCTGCCTTGCACCGCATTGAGCGATGGTAAATAAGCTGTCCACTCATGCGAGAGCCACTCTGTCGCTTCAGCGGCCTCCGGTCTGTATTGATACGCCATACAACAAAAAATGTACAACGCTGTTGAATAATTACCGTAAACACGGTTATGAGAAACATACTTATGCAACGCTTCCCACGCTACCCCGGCGGTCGGCATCGGCGGTGCTTCGCCAAACTCACCAAACCATTTCTCCGCTATGGCGAGCTGCTCGGGGTAACGATATTGAATTTTCTCCTTTGTAAGCTCCGGAAATGTAAAGTCGAGCCTAAACCTCGACCTACGCACCCACCTACCCGTCATAGCGAGAACAAAAGTCGCCTCGGCCTCAGTGAGATTCATCAAATCGAGAGCCGGACATTCGTCCTGCGCTATGACACCATCGATTTTAATGAACTTGGTCGTGTCACCTTCATTCCGAGGCGAAACCGGCCAGGTATCCAATTTAGACTTCGACCTGTAAGCCGGTCTATCTTCAAACCACTGATTTAAATCAATCACCACGTGGCCATCGTTATAATCGCGGAGATGGCCGTTAAGATCACCTTTGCCCTCATCAATTGTTTTCAAAAAACAATACCTCAGCATATTAAAAATAAGCGAAGTGTGATTATTCTTCCAATTCCACTGACCAAATTTCACCATAGCTTCTACGACCTCCGTCGGGTGCATACCGGTGATGGTCTTGAGAGCATCCAACGTCCAGTCCGGGGCTAAAAGACCATCAGACGTCAAAGCTGCTTCGTTTATGCCGTCTAGAACATACGGCGCCTCGACCATCTCGCCGCGAGATAACCCGAGTGGCGTCATTCTTTGAGTCATAGACAGAGAGTGCCCAACATAGTGACCCTTGTCAGCCACCTGGATCCTTCCGTCTATGTAACAATACGTGACTGGCTGTTCGTCACTCACGATCCTTGCCCCTGGGATAGGCCCGTTCCCAAAAACCA